TAGGGTTAAAACTCTTGCCACACGGAAAGCACGTTGCCCGATTTCCCTTTTTGTAATGGGTCAATGATGGGCGCTTATCCTCATGGCACCATGCAAGTGCTACACCTCTATGAAACTCAATCAGGCTTTCAATGGGGTATTGCCTCGCCTGCTCGATCATCTCGTCTGTTATCCCTATTGTCTGTTTGTGTTTTAACGAGGCTGATAGTCTCGAAATCTCTTCTACAGCGTCACTAAACATTACTTCCGGTTCCGCTGCCTCTCCTACAATCCAATCACAGCATTGGTCTATCTGGTCGTATAGGTATCTGAGGCGCATCATTACAGCAGCACGATACGGGATGCCAAAATCATCTGCATTCTGTTTGATCTGAAACCCATTCAAAATGGTGCCTCTACTTCTTCCGATTCCGGTATGGTAAATTCAGGATTCATTTGGTCTTTAAACCGGCCTGACTTGAAATCGTAGTCAAGTTCTGTTTCCCCAATTTTACCCATTGTTTTAGATTTAATCTTCTGGACATAGATACTGGCTGCATGTTTGGATAAATCACTACGATGCACACACAATCCAAAGTCTGCTTTGTTTCTCCACATTGCCCCACCGTTGCAATCATACAGATTTGGCACAGGGTATTTATTATTTTCTTTTACCATCTTGGTTGGGTGGATAATTACACACGTTAAAATGTCATACTTTCGGTGAAACCTTCTAATCTGCGTCAAACTCTTTGAAATATACTGGTCGTCCCTCTGTCCCGCTTGGCTTGAATGATCCAACTCATTCCAAGGATCAATAACTATGGCATCTACAGGATGGCCCGTAACAATCCTTTCCTGTACCGATTCTAGTATTGAAGTAATTGAAAAAGCATCTTCATCAGGGTTAATCCATGCGAAATGATCTCTAGCCCAATCCATTGCCTCGTCAATAGCGGCATCTGGTATGCTGTTAAGATTTTTCCCAACCTTCTTTTCAACAATCTTTCTGAGGTGTTCTTCAAGAGGTGAATTTTCAGGAGTAAAATACACCCAAGACCAATCATGCAATATGGCTGTATTAACAGCAATAGCGTCTATTACTTCGCTTTTACCGCATGACGGCATACCCGTAACAACCATAAGATATTGCTTTGAAAGCAGCATCAATTCATCTAATGAATGAAAGCCGGTAGACACCCCTTTACGTGTGGCATTGTTGCGTTTTATGGCTTTAACCTTGTCTCGGAGATTGTCAACTTCAATGATTGCCATTTTTTACCACCACGTAGGATTGCCGGAATTTTGTTCGGGTAATTTCTGGTTAAGATATTTTTCAAACTTACTGGGCCTATATAGCGTGTCTGGGCATAGAAATTTTGAATATTCTGGGTTGTCTTTCCATTCTGCTATTTTTACAGAATGCACATGGAAAAAATCTTCTTTGGTTTTACCCTCTGAAAGTCTGCCGTTAATTAGTTGCTTAGTAGGTTCGCATACTGTAAATCTAAACCCACCCTTTTGGTTAAGATCATTAATAATTTCCTTGTAAGGTGTTATATCTTCTTTTACTTCTTCTTTTGGCTTAGGGCAGCCCCTAGGCTCCCTTAAGGCTGCCTTTACCAACCCTTTAGGCTCCCTTTTTTTTGGGCGGCCACCTTTTTTGCCATGTTCTGATTGTTTGCTAATAAAATCAATTGTTTCAGAAACTAGCTTTTTACCGTAATCAGTTTCTGGCTTGAGTGTTACTAAATCCTTGACTAGTGTTACTAAAAACCTTGAATGTTGTTTTGCGTGCATTGAATGCACAACAGTAAAAAACTCTGCGGCATTTATTTTGAATGTAAAAGGTCTCGTCATGATGTACGACCAATGCGCTTTAATCTTTCTTCTTTGTGACGACAAGCCATCTCAACAAACATCATATGGTTTGAATCTACAAACTGGCCGATAACATAGGCAAGGTCATGCAATGTAAATTTATCTGGATTTGGCCCATGGTTACACAACATCTCTTCGTATATACGACTATTAATACCATAACTTTGGAGTACTCCTGTAGCCTCATCAATGTCATCAATAGTCGTATAGGGCGTTATATGACACCCTTTCAAATATCCAATTAATTGTGTTTTGTTTAGATTGTCGTCTTGCATTAATAATTTTATTTGTTCATCAATGGCATGTGCATCTTTATGGCATTTGTGACATAAACATTTCAGTTCATGGTTTTCGTATTGCCATATCATTGCACCACGTTTATAAAAAGGATGATGGACATGCAGTTCTTCTTCTTTAGCCCCACAATTTTCGCATTCAAAATTGCTAGCTTCTAAAACCTCTAATCTCTTCTTCTGCCAATTGGGATGTTTGATCTGTTGTGCGTAATTCATCATTTCCTCCTAAAAAAAGGTGAAGGCCCCTTCGGAATGGTCGAGATTCCTTAGGGGCCTTCTGGGGTTTAGGCGGTTTCCCACCTGTCACCTTTAAGTAAACACGTTCTCGACCAACGCGTTAAAGACGTTATTCAGTTGTAATTGCCTAATACAATACTCTCTCCACCATGAAACGTCAACAACTTTCATTCAACTTGGTTGAATCAGAACGGTATCGAATCCTCGTCAATGTCGCTGTTCACATCAACTTCTGGTATGGCCGCGCCCCGCAATATTTCCAGTATTTCGTGCTGATCTTCGTTAGAGAAAAAGACCACGTTGAACCATTTGCCGCCGTCCTGTTTGGGCGGAATGGCAGGGCCGGAAATGAACGGGCCTTTTGCGCCTTCAACTACTTTGCATGACTTGATTTCTGTGCCGGATGCTAGGCAGACCGTGAATGTCTCTTTGCCGTTGCGCTCTACTTTGTCTTTGATGGTAATCATTTCTTGTTCTCCTTGTATTTTTGATGCAACCTTTGAAGTATTACTTGAAGTCCATGTATCGAATCTTTACTGCCGTTCTGGTGAATATCATGGTGGCAAACCATGCAGACGCACACGCAACTCATGTCCGAACCTTTAATGCCCATGCCGCCACTCTCCGTATGATGTGCCTGGATATAATGGGGATAGGAACACAGGCAGCAGGGTTGCGTCCGTAGCCATGCCAGATACGCCGGATTGCGCTCTGTGCGCTGTTTCCAGTTAGGTGGCATTGGTCAACACTTCCCACATCTGGTCAAGTTCGGTTAAAAACTCTTGCGCCAGGTTTTCAACCCCTTTTATCTCATCGGGCGTTGGTTCAAACCGCACAAGATGGACGTTTACGCCTTCCGGCAAGCGGGGATCGTAGCTCATAAAGTCACACCACTTCCGTTGTGTCACGGCAAGCTGTAGGAGCATTTGCGGCTTATGCTGGTCTGGTACGCCGCCATCTAGTTTCCATTGGAGGTGTGTTGACGATTGGGGGCACTTTATTTCCAGAAGGCCGTCATGCCCTACCAATCCATCTGGAGAAGCACCTACAAATTCCAGTTCATCATGGAGGGCAAAGCCGCAGGGTTGCACCAGATTGCCGGTGATTTCCTCGTACTTGTCGCGGGCTGCGCCTTCTGTCTCGATTCCCCATTGCATAGCAGAATTCACAAAAATCTCTGTCATGGTATCGGTCATTCTTTCGGCAATTATGGCGATCTTGAGTTTACGGCGCTTCTCGCTTTCTTTGCCCTTTGAATTGAAGTCCATAGCATCGGCCATACGCGAGGCGGTCAGGCATCCACAACGGGCTTTTAGCCAGCCAGGAGTGCCCTGCTGTGCAACATCCCATTTAGGCACTTGCGCCCCCTACTCTCGCTTTGGCAGCGGTAAACATAGCTTTGTACTCATGGCGTAGGCCAACATCAATACCCTTCCAAACCGGCGTGAGGTCATCCATCGTCTTTGCGTTCTCTATGGCGGCAACTATGGCGGGGTCATAGTCGAACGTCCCGTCTTTTCCGTCACCCTTGGCCGTGTTTTCGATAGCGTCATGCTCCACCACTTCAAAGCAGGTCAGCCAGAGATACCGCCGGAGATACGACTGCACCGCCCCCAAGTTCTGAATAGGGTGGCACCCTTTCAGTTCTGCTGTTGAGGTAGGCGATTCAAACGTAATTTTCTCTTCTGGATTGTCCGTGTTGACCAGCGTAAGGGTTGCTATCTCCCCGAAGGAAATAACCCCGCACAAGCCAACCTCGTTGCAAATAGCGTTGATCTGTGGCAGGAAGTCTGTCAGGTCGAGATACGAGTAATTGGCAAAGGTATTCTTGCCCGTTGGTTTGATTGGCTTGGATTGCAACTGCACCCTTGCCGCCTGTAATTTTGAATAAATGTTCATGCTTCCTCCCTCACTTTCTTTTCGATTTGGCCGTTCTCTAATCTGTTCAGACTTGCCGCCACCATGTTACCGTTCAGCCTCGATCCTGGGCGTAATTCATTCAACTTGGTTGCTATTTCTTTTGGCGTTCTGCCCATTGCCCTGATTGTGTTACGGTAATCCCACACGATCCTGTCCAGCCCCGTTAATGAATGTATCTGGCGGATAAAGCCACCTTTGCCGTCTGGGTGCCGGGTGTGTTCTTTCGGCGGCATGGGACAGACAGGCGGGTCGTTGGTATCTATCCATGTTCCGCAGATTCTACACGACCAACCGTTCACAAAGCATCCTTGCCCATCGTCTAGGCTGGATGAAAGGGTTGGCGCTGTCTCGCTGTGCATAGGTGAACCACATTTTCTACAGTCCATTGTTATGCTCCTTGTTATGGCAGTCAGTACATAACACTTGCAGTTCTTTCGGGTCGCAAAGCAGATGCCGGTAGATGTAATCGAAAAGTAAATCCCAATTAAGGATGTGTTCTCGATGATGAACCTCTACATAAACCTCTCTACCTTTTGCCCTTGATTGCTTCACCCCGCACTCTTCACAACAATTTCCCGCGGCTTTGAGGGCGGCGGCACGTTCCCTCGATCTAAGGAACAGCCGTCTTAATGCTGATCTAAGCTGGCTTCTCGGTGTGTTTGGTTGCCGCTTGCCCACTCTCCCCCTCCTTCTTGCGCCGTCTGCGCTCTTGGCGTGTCCTTGGCGGCTCGTAGTTTGACCGAATCACAAGCGTATTTTCCGGCATCTGCCGGGCTATTATCTTGGTTATTTGTGTCTGGATGCTCATTATCTGGCCTCGAATAAATGTAATTGGCTCAATTCTCGTTCTAACCTCTGATTTGCCGCCTTGTAAAAGTCCTTCTTAATCTC